CTTCGCAAGTGATGTAATGCGATGGGCTGAAATACTTCCATGTTTCAAAAGCTTAGGGTATATTCCTCGACGCTTTCGCAAGAACCCGCAACATATACACGCCTAGTCGGGGCGTAGCGCAGTCCGGTAGCGCACTAGCATGGGGTGCTAGGGGTCGAGTGTTCGAATCACTCCGTCCCGACCATATTTTGTAAAGGGAATCAGCCACTTACAGGCTCGATTCCCTTTTTCATTTCTGGCCTGCGCAAAACCCGCGCAAAACTGGCGCAAAACTATCCCGCGATTTCGCTGAAATCGAGGTCCGGAATGGCCTCCGACCAGATCACTTCGGCGTGCTCCTTCTGGTAGTTTTTGGTCACCCCCTCGCTGGCGTGCCCGGCGATCTTCTGCCCGTCTTTCCCGGCTTTCTTGTACAGGTGCAGCGACAGTGCCCTGACTTCGTGGAAGCCTGGCATCTCTTCTTCCTTCCATCCTTTGTAGCAATCCGCCGCCTCCCTGGCGTCCTTGAATGCGCGCGTCAGATAACGCTCTTCAACCTTGGTCCAGCGCTCTTTGGTTTCGGCCTGCTTTTGCCGCTTACGATCAGGTCTGCGGTGTACGAGGAATGGGGACACCACGTTGTCACGGCAATGGCTGATCACGCGCTTCAGCTCAGGCAAGAGGAAATCCAGCGCGACGATGCGAGTGCCTATTCTATGGATTTCCGCATAGCCATTACCCCGCAGCAGCATGGAGGCGACCATGGCCTGCCAGAACTGGAACGAAGTCATGTCTTCATTGGGGCTGGTGTGCACGATGTCGTACAGACCGAAGTCCCGAGCATCCTTTCGGCCGCCGTCAGCCTCGCGTCGGTAAACGCCCATGGTGGTTACGGCGCTGGCGGTGGCGGCGGTGGCGGGCAATATTCTAAGCCTCCGAGCACTTACTCAGGTTCCTCTGGCGGTAACGGCAGTGGCGGTTTGGCAATGATCGAATGGTGATTGTGATGGAAGATGAAGCAGAAGAAGGCATGGTCGAAGGCGTGGTTCAGGATTACGCAATAATCGACCTCACAACCAATATCGTTACCAATGTGGCGCTCTGGGATGGAGTCACAGAATGGGACCCGGGCGAAGGATTCATAGCTATACAGTCGAACACGGCTCAGATGGGCTGGACTTATAAAGAAGGACAGTTCATTGCGCCTCCTGTAGCCCCACCGGTTCCGCCGACCGCTGCTGAGATCCTGTCGGCAAATACATATCGGCGAAACTCGCCTTTGGCCGCCGCAACGCTGGCAATAGACCCACTGCAAGACGCAGTTGATCTCGGCATGGCAACGGCCAGCGATCTTGTAATGCTTAAAGCATGGAAGCTGTACCGCGTTAACGTCAACCGCGTGGACCTGAAAGGGCTGGACCCCGCTTGGCCTACTCAACCCGTTTAACCAAAGTTTTGAAGATGCCGCCTTGAGCGGTTTTTTTTCGCCCGGAGAAAAGTGATGACCGTGACTGATAAAGATCGCGATGTGCTCGCGCGCACGCTGTGGGGCGAGGCTCGGGGGGAAGGTTTGGCCGGGATGGTCGCTGTGGCGTGGACGATCCGCAACCGCGTGGACGACGGCAAGGACAGATCATGGTGGGGGGAAGGTTACGCCGGCGTTTGCCAGAAGCCCTATCAGTTCAGCTGCTGGAATCGCAATGATCCCAACTATCAGTTCCCGAGCGGCGCGCGCCAGATCCCTTTCCGCGAGCTGGCGCAGTGCCGAATCGCTGCTGACCAGATAATCGACGGCAAAGTGCCCGACCCCACTGGGGGGCTACCCACTATTACGCGACCACCATGCCGAAGGCGCCGGACTGGGCCGCCAAAGCAAAGCGCACGCTGAACCTGGGCAACCACGTTTTCTTCCGCAAAGTGCCTTGATCGCGCCGCTCCCCAGGCTGCCCTCAGTACAGATTCAGATTAGGAGTAGAGGATGCAATCTCAACAATATATCGCCCCCGCGAGCCTGGCCCCGTTGACACTGGCGGTCAAAGCGAACGGTGGAAGTGTGAAGGTCGAAAAGCAGGTGGGTACTGACTGGGTAGTATCTGATTCATTCGCACAGGACGGCGCCTGGCGCCTTGATCTTGGGTATTCGCAAACACGCTTTACGCCATCTGGCGGTGCGGTATTCGAGCATTACTCATGAGCCTACTCATCAGTAATGCTGTGCCTCGCCGCCGCATCCGTCGCGGACTCGGCTTGTTGGGCGACAGCTTCAGCGCGAACAGCCACACCATTGCTGCCACTGCTTTCGGTACTGAGGCGTATGGCCCCGCCGGCGCGATTGCGGCAAAGACTGGCCTCTTTCCCAGCTACCTGGATAATCAGGGCAAGGTGGGCGACCACTCCGGCCAGTTCATGTCGAGGCTACCGTCTTGCCTGACTTCGCTCACGGCGGATTTATGGCTACTGCTGTCACGTACCAACGACAGTACAACGCCCGGAATGACGCTCGCTGACAGCAAGGCGAACGTGATGAAAGCGATCACCGCTTTCCAGAACACGCCGGGGAAGTGCCTGATTGTCGGCACGGGCACGCCGCGGTTCGGCACCAAGGCGCTGGCAGGTCAGGCTTTGGCAGATGCGATCGCGTATAAGGAATGGGTCTTGAGCTACGTCAGGCAGTTCGTGCCAGTGGTCAATATCTGGGACGGCTTCACCCAGGACATGACCGTCGATGATCTGCACCCAAACCTGATCGGCGCAGATTTCATCCAGTCCCGGTGCGTGCCGATCATCAACGCCAATTTCGAGTTCTCCGGCGTGCCGCTGCCAACAGATGCCGCCGACTTGTACTCGGCGATTCGCCCGTTCGGCTGCCTGAACGCCAACCCTTTGATGGCTGGCTCGACTGGCGTGATTAACGCATCGGTCAACCCGGTCGCGGGATCGGTGCTTGCGGACAGCTACAAGGCGTCCGGCTCAGGCCTGAACGGCATCACCACTCGCTGGTACAAAGAGCCCGCGGCATCCGGGGAGGCGCAGTGCATTGAGTTGGCCGGGACCATGGCTGCTGCTGGCGGTTACATCTATCTGCAGCCGGCGGCGAACGTGACGCTGTCGAATCTGCCGGCCGGGGATGTAATCGAGATGGTGTCGGCGCCGGAGATCGTGGGCAACAGTAGGGGCATCCTCGGCTGGGAGGCTGAGCTGATCATCACCAAACCGGTGGCGGGTACCTCGACCACCATCTATTACCGGTCGATGGACAAATATCAGGAGCCGTTCACCCTGCCAGCCAACTGGAAAGGGGCGCTGGAAACCCAGCGCTACTCGTGTGATGTCACTGAAACAGTCGTCACCGCAAGGATGGGGCTTTACCTGGCCTCGGGCATCAGCCAGGACTCGAAAGTGAAGGCCGCTCAGTTCGGGATTCGCAAGGTCTGAGCCCGGCGTTGTGGCCAGCCTTTCCGCTGGAAAGACTGGCGCAGGAATACGCGCTTCGCGACACAAAAGGAGCGGCCGACGGGATGCGTCAACATCCCGCTGGCTACCGAACCGCAGACTATCCCTGCAAGTCCAGCCAAGGCTCCCGCTCTGTGCACAAAGCGCGGCGAGCCTAGCACCTGTTTATCTATACAGTAAAGGCTTGCATAAACGACCAACCCGATTGTTCCGTGAATGGGCGGCAAACGCCGCCTTGCAAAACCCCTGCTCGCGCTGTTTCCAGCGCACGACTGCTACGTTGAAGTGTTCGCCGGCGGCGCAGCGCTTTACTTCAAAAGGCCAGAGCCTGCAAAAGTCGAGGTTCTCAACGACATCAATGGTGAGTTGGTCAGCCTGTACCGGGTTGTGCAGAACCACCTTGAGGAGTTCGTTCGCCAGTTCAAGTGGGCGCTCAGCTCACGTCAGATTTTCGAATGGCAGAAGATGACCCGGCCGGAAACATTGACCGACATCCAGCGTGCCGCACGGTTCTTCTACCTGCAGCACCACGCCTTCGGCGCCAAGGCGACTGGACAGACATTTGGGACGGCCACCACTGGGCGCCCGATCAACCTGCTGCGCATTGAAGAAACGCTCTCTGATGCGTGGCAGCGCCTTGCCGGCACCTATGTGGAGAACTTGCCCTGGCTGAAATGCGCCGAGAAATATGATCGCCCGCACACGTTTCACTATATGGACCCGCCGTACTGGCAAACGCAGGGGTACGGAGCAGAGTTCGGGATGGGTGAATATCAGGCGATGGCTGATTTCATGCGCCGGTGCCAAGGGAAGGTAATGGTCAGCATCAACGACCACCCGGACATCCGACGGGTTTTCGACGGGTTTTCGACGGGTTTAGGATGGAAGAGTTGAGTATCCGGTACAGCAACGCTAACCACAGGACCGCCAAAGCCGCGGTCACAGGTGAGCTGGTGATCATGAACTGGGAGTGATCTTCAGCGCTTGTTGATCGAGCAGCTGGGGCGGCTGCTCAGAAATAAAAACGGAGATAGGTGCCGTTAATAACATCCTGGCTGATTTGGGGGTGTGCCATTGCACGGGATGGTCCCTGCCTTGTGTATGCCCCGGTACTCGCCTTGGCTAAAGTGGCCACACCCGGACAGCGCAGCAACTGCAATCACCAATAGCGCTAGGATCCTTGGTCTCATCGTGTTCTCCCTTTAAGT